CATTCTCAATTTTAATTGTTTGTCCTGTTTTTAATGGTACAGTTTTATTTACAATCACAAGACCAGCATCAGAACCATTATTAGTGTACGGACTAAAAATGCAGACATTATTAATATATATTTTTGTATTTTGCCCACTGCCATGAGCATATGCGGCCACATTTACAAAGCAATCTCGTGTTGCTGTATAAGTTACTGTGGCACCTGCGGAAATAGTTGTGGTACCTTTTAAAACAGTTCCAACATCAATAAATGTATTACCCTGATTGCATTTCCAGCCATACCATGTTCTATTATTAATATCATAAGTGTTTGACCAAACGCGTCCAGAAATAGGATATTGCTCATGTAATTCCACAGTCACTAAATGATATGTATTAGCAGATTCAGAACACCATCTCACTACCCGATAACCGTAAAAAGGACCGGCTGTATATGGGCTGTTAGTAAATGCTGTGGCAGGATTATCCGAACCAAAATAATGTATTTTATTAATATCACTATTGCGATTGGATAAGTTTACATTTAAAAAATCTGTAATCTGATTTCTTCCCGGAATGCTCTCACAGAACATTGGATCAGAAATGGTTTCATCAATAGCACTTACTGAACTAGCACCTCCTGTTCCCTTTGCAAAGTATTTATATAAAGTACTGTTTTCTGCTGATGAGGTACGTTGTTGGACAAAGCCCCAAACGGTTCTTCCTTGGGCTAATGTAAGCAAATCCGTGGACAAAGTACCAGAAAACCAATCTGCATTTGATGCAACTACATCAAATTCGACTGTATATGCAGGAGATAACTGCCCTAGTAAATAATTTTTATTTATATAATCGCAGACAGCTTTCGCGTCAGCAGTAACATTTGGCAGTGCTAAATTGATATACGTTTTTTTTGAATTATTTAAACTCTTGGTGACTTCCTCGAACCCACCCTTGATCCTGTTCTCAAGATCATTCATCTCCTCCGCAGAAAATGCATTTCCCTCTGCTGAGATCTGTCCCTCTGCTCGCGCTACGGTCACAAGTTCCGTGCTGCCGTCCTCATGTGTTAATTTTCTTCTGTTCGGGTACTCGGAAATACGATTCACCCATGTTTTCAAACTAAATGCCATAATAAAATCCTCTCTTTCTTATAAAAGTAATCCAATGCTCTGTCCGGCATAGATTTCTTCGCCTGCGTAATGGACAAAGTTTGAATTATAAACTTCATAAATGTCATGTAATATTTTCTCAATATCATTAATTTTCTGGTACGTATTAATCGGCTGCTGTGGAACTTCCGGTGTCTCTACATACCGATAACCGGCATTCCGCAGTGCTGTCACATTCTTTAAAAGACTGTCAAAATATGTTTTATCCGGATATGTGGGGAGATTATCTTTACAAGTGACCAGAGAAATGTTCAGCAATTGTGCTATGACATAGCAGTTATTTTCATTCCGCCTGACATCCGATAAGTTGAATGCGCCTTTCATCCCCTGCTGCCATTCCGTTTTTTCACTGTCTGTCATATTCTCCCAGCCTATATTCCGAA